GCAGATTCTCTCGGGCGGTGGAGAAGTCCGCTACGACCACAACCACTGCAACATGGAGACGTACTCTCCAGCCTATGCAAATGCTTCAGAATGCATCCGCAACTTCGCTGCATTAACGGAGATGGTTGCAGATCACAACCTCTTCGACCTTGCAAACTCGAATACGCAAATCGAAGCAGGCGTCTCGGACTTCGGCCCCTACAACGATATCTACGGAAACGGCGACGGGAACTTTGCCCAGCCGACGCAATGGGGCCAGATCACCGGGATTCAGTACGTCGAGTCCAATGTTTTCAATGGCGGCGCACCGAACGATTGCGGATCGGGCGCAACGCAGGTCATGCGCTACAACACGATCAACGACTCCTACGTTGGAGTGCAGACCCATGGAACCAAGTCTCCCGCAGGCCCGGCGAGAGGCTGCAGGGCGATTGAGGCGTACCACAATTACTTTCTCTGCCCTTCCTGCTCTCCCGCTTCAGCCCTCGTAGGCACCAAGGGAGCGACGGCCATGATGTGGGGCAACACCGTTTCCGGCCAGCCTGCTTATCACTTCTATCAGGGCGGCGGAGATAGACAGAGCGGAGACGAGACAGAAACCAACACTCCGCAGGGCTGGGGATATTGCGGAACGGCTGTAAACGGAAATGGAGTTGGTTCAGCATGGGACGGGAATAACCCCTCAGCCTCCACCGGCTATCCCTGCCTCGACGGGCTGGGCAGGGGGCAGGACGTTCAGCATCTTAATGGCAATAACTTCTGCGGCAATTCAAGCTGTACGATCGGAGGTCCGGGAAGACTGAATTCCGTCACCGGCACGATTGCATGGAGCCATCAGTATCTTGAGCCGCAGTATTTGTGGATGAACTCGCTCGGGACGATTGCCGACGCGAATTACATGCTGCTGAACGATAGCTCCACAAACAACAAAGACTATTACTACGACCAGACCGCGCAATCAGGAAGCTTCACGGGAGCCGCAGGTACGGGATTTGGCTTGCTCTCCGCGCGTCCTTCGACTTGCACCGCAGGTTCAGGAGGCACGTATCTTTCGAGCCCTACAGGGAGCTATGGTGTAGCGTATTGGGCCACAGATGCCAATTCGGGCAATGGCCAGCTCTACGTCTGCACATCGACGAACACCTGGACAGCGGTTTACCAGCCAGCAGCCTACCCTCACCCCTTGGTTAACTCAACAGTCCCAACTCCTATCTTTTCTCCGGCACCAGGTACCTATTCCACAGCGCAGATGGTTTCAGTTGCCAACTCTCTAAGCGGTCCAAGCACGGTTATCTCCATGCCGGAAACTTCGAACAGCAACGCCTCGACAGGTACGACCCCTCATGCAAACACCTATACGAATTGCGCGACGGGATATTCGGGAGGGTCTTTGCAGCCGGCAGGTCAGCCGGTAGGAACCCTTTATTGCACATCTGCCGATAAGACAGCAGCGGTAGCCGCGGGGGGGCCGAATAACGGAGTAGTCACTTCATCGATATCGGGAACCGGCACATCAGCTCTTGATAACGGCAACGGGGCAGGAGGTTCAGATTCGCCACCTTCGCTCACTGCGACGTATGGCGGCGCAACTGGCACAGGTTGCGAAGTGGGAGCCAATAATGCCTCTGCCCTGGTATCCGGCCTTACGCTTCCCGGCAAAACCTCCAGCTCACAACTCATTATGGGAATCACTACAGGATCTCCGGGCAATTCTTCTATTCTGACAGTCAAGAAATACAACTACAACGGGGATGCGGCGAATCTCTTGGTCCGACAGGACTGTGCTTCGCCTAACTCGGCTTCGGTTGGAGGAGCCCATTATGAGTGGGACGACAATTACAACGACTCGGCAGGAACATATTTCGGCTTCGGCTTCGATTACAACTTCCCCACACAGAAGTTTCGCAGTGCTCCGCAAGGCGCTTCATGGACTGATCTTGAGCTATGCCCATTCGATGGAAGCGCCTGCATTACAACATATCCCTGGGCTGCAGGGCGTTACCTCTATACCGAGCGTTACGAGCATTACGCACCGGGATGCTCTCCTTCATCGAGTTCGGATTGCGCATTCTATGACGCCATGTGCGTGCAGTTGTGGTCTGGCGGCTCTCCGGTAAATTCTCTAACCTGCTACCACCTCAAAAACGCTTCAACTCATGCACCAATCAGCTTTACTCCAATCAGCAAAACAAGCTGGACGCACCCGCAATATGCTGTGCAGCATCAGTGGGACATCAACTCTGCATCGAGCACGTTAACAGCGACGATCCCGTTCAGCCATCTGGTTGCCTATAACTATTCGGGGCTTCAAATCTTCTACACCAACAACGGGTCCACGCCCACGACATCGAGCACGCTCTACACGCTGCCAGTCTCGGTATCGACTTCGCAGACGATTAAAGCTCTCGCCACTTTTCCGGGGTATACAAATTCGCCGGTTGGTTCTGCGCCATATGTAATCAACCCCACATCCACAGTCCATGTATCACTCCAAGGCATCGTCAATCAATAAGGAGCGTTCAATGAAGAAACTCGGGATTCTCGCAACGATTTTTACTTTGGCTATGGCGTGCGGTGCAGCACTTCCGCAATCCGCGCCTCATTCCGTCACCATCAAAACCACAGCAACTGCGCCAGGAACAGCAACCGTGCTCAGAGCAAGCGGTTCGTGCCCGACTACGGGAGTTCCCAACAGTGGTACAACGCTCACCAGCACGCTGTCTGTGCCTACGCCGGGTACTGCAGTGCCATACAACGACGCCACCGTTGTAGACGGCAACACCTATTGCTATTGGGTCACATTTGCGTCTTCAGGAGGTGGCAGCGCTGTCTCGAATACCTTTCAAGGGTCTATTACCGTATCCGTCACCATCTCCGGTTCCGTGCAGTAAGCCGGGATTCTGGGGAAAGCTGTTTTGCGCCCTGTTCCATCTGGGCTGTCCGAAATGTTGACCAGTGCTCCCAGTAATGGGGAGAGCCCGCAAGGGTGCTGGATCTTTGTTGGGCCTTGGGGGAAAGGTGCGGATTGAATGGGGCGACACGCCAGAAGAGCGCGGAGCGGTCATGCGGAGGCTTATGCAGCAAGTTTGCGAGGATCTTTATGACAATGGGCAGCCGGGACTCATCTCACGAGTGGAGGACTTTATGACTACTCACAGGGCGTTAGATGAGGAACGCAAGCAGCAGCACAAGGCGAACACGGACCGGCTCAATATCATCATCGGCTTACTGATTGCCATAGCCGCCTACATTGCTATCGTTGTCTCCGTTTCTCACCCCTTCAAAAGCAAGCTGGACCCCGAACGCGTATTCCATTCCGAAGCGCCCGTAATGGCTTCGGCTCAATCAGCACACATCCCAATCCCGAGATAGGCTATGACGACCAAACCAAATCAGCCAACCAACCCAGATCCCAACGACCCCACGCCGTATCCAACCAATCCCCCGCCCCAGCCAGCATGATCGTCCGACCTCCGCTTCCCAAAGACGTTACCAACCCAGATGCAAAGCTCACCGACAGACAAGTTCAGATGGTTCTGTCTGGGCTTCTGCGTCCTAGTGCTGACGCAATACATGCGCTGGCGAAGGAAGTTCTCAAAGCACGAGGAATCGAGGCATGATGTGCGATTCGCAGAGTACGGCTGGGCGAACTGTGAACCGACCTATGAGCAGGTTTTGGCGGCAGTCTACCTCGAAGCCAAGGGCTTTACCTTCGGGGAGCACTTTGATCTCAAGAACGTGGAAGAGTGCGCAGAGAACGTCTACAGGGCGGAACTGAGCATGGATGGGAAGCAATGAACTTAACTGAGTACGGGTTGCCGCAGAGGGTGATTTGTAGCGGAAGGACCGAACTAAGACGCCCGTTAAGTGTCTTGCTCTCGGCCCCACGGCAGCTGACTAACAACCTCGGTATGTTCGGGAGTCTTCATCCGGTCGGGTCCGGGACGCCTACACCTTTCGCCACCGCCGCTAACAGCCAAAGGATACCATGACTTTCTCTCAAGATTGCGTCGATCTCGTCAAGCAGTCGGAAGGATTCAGCGCCCATCCCTATAGGGATTCAGCCGGCTACGGCACTGTCGGATACGGGCACAAGATCGTCGCTGGCGAAGACTTTGAAGACGGGCTCACCGTTTCTGAAGCAGAGACGCTGATGCGCGAGGATCTGGATAAGGCCGCTCATGCAGTCAACGAACTCGTCAAGGTTCCGCTCACGCAGGGGCAGTTTGATGCGCTGGCGGACTTCACTTTCAATCTCGGCGGTGCCAACCTCAGAAACTCGACACTGCTCCGCAAACTTAATTCGGGCTATGCCGATGAGGTTCCTGCTGAGCTTCTGAGGTGGATTTACGCAGGCGGGGAAAAGCTGTCCGGGCTCATCGTCAGGCGGCAAAGGGAAGTAGAACTCTGGAGGAAACAATGAATCTCAAAGCTTGGCTTCACTCTCTCGTAGCAGCGGCAATCTCAGCAGCTGCATCTGGCGTTACCGCAGGCATTGTTGCGCCGGAATCCTTCAACTTCAGCGGTCCAGGGCTTCAGAAGCTCGGGGAACTCTGCGGGGTAAGCGCTCTGCTTGCTGTCGCGGCCTTCCTGAAGCAGTCACCGCTGCCCACATCGAGCGAGACTGTCACCACCACGGTCACCGCAACACAGGAAACCACAAAACCCTAAGGAGATTCGCATGCCAGGATTCAAGTCAGTTCTCAGCAGCATTGGTCACTTTCTGGCCAAAGTCTTCAACCCAACCGTAATCACATCGGCGGCAACCGTGGCAGACATCCTGCTTCCTGAGTTCTCAGCCCTCATCAACAAAACAGCAACCGCGGTAATCAATGCTGAAGTGGCAGCGATTGCGGCAGGCCAACAGTCAGGCTCCGGTGCGCAGAAATCGGCACTGGTGATTGCCCAGATTGAGAAGGACTACGAGAACTTCGCAGCGGCCAACGGCATCCCGGTAATCCCGGATAACGTCAAGAAGTATGTGGACGCGATTGTGGCAGCGCTGAACTCGTTCCCCGCCCCTACCGCCTAACCCCTAACCCGTCCCCCTCGGAGGGCCATTCATGTTCGGGCCAGTAATAGACCTTGCCCTTGCCTAGCCAATCATAGTAGTGGCTTGGGAGACCTCTGATCTCGCGGAAACATGCTTCGTCCCATGCGGTCCCGTCAGACTCCACGCTAACCACAGTTTTGCCCTCTGTGCCCCGGCCGACATACGGCTTAGGCTCAAAGTGCGGATCAAGAATGTCGATCAGTTCTCTCGTTGTCATATTCGTCTCAGCCCTCACGCCCCGGCCTTGTGCTGGGGCGCTTCTATTTGGGAGTAATCATCACAGGGAATGGCTTGCAGGCAATTGCCTCATCCGCAACCTGCGTAAGGTACTTCACATGCTGTTCCATGTGCCCATCCAAAAGCTCTCCGAATACCCAAAGTAGGGCCAAAAGCTCCTCTTGATTAGCAGGCAAATTGTAGTCGATGGCATGAGCAAAAGCCTCCGCACTACGCCTGATCGGCTGAGGATCAAAGTGGATCATCGCGCCCTCTTTTGGTTGCGGCCTCTCCGGCATCAACTGCTTCAACTTGCTCATTAAATCGCCCATCTCTCCACCTTCCTCTACATCCCCCGGAGGGTCACTGCACGTAGCACAACCCATTTCCTAGATTTGTGCATGGCTTTGGCTTCACAGTCGCGCAGTCAATCAATGTCTTGCCGCCGTCAGTAGTAATCGTTGCTTTGTAGTTAAAGCCACGGCAGATAGATTCCGTGATGTACTTGTCCATCGCTTTCAGGCGTTCTTGCGTCTCAACCCACTCCTTCTCTGTGACTACGTGGAGGTCGGGAGCACACCGGGGCGGCTCTGGAAATATCATGCACCCTACAGGCTGATCGTCTGGGCACTTGGATACCGGGCGCTCGACGTGCTCATACTTCTGGCACTTCAGGGGCGCTGGTTCTTTGGTCTTGCACTCATTTACGCACAGCCCTTTGGAATCGCACACCTGCCTGCAAGAGGAAACGTCGAATTCAGAGGGCTGCTGCCCCACGCATACCGTCCCCACCAAGAGGGCTAACCAGATGAGCTTCATTTCTCCACCACCCTCAGATTACTAACACTCGTCCAGAACGTGTAGGAAGGCCCTTCCTTGCAGACCGGAGTAAACGGGTTGACCATTGTCACTTGGAGCTTGTCGTCGGCGTAGAGCGGAACCAGTCTTGATGTCCCTGCCTCGTATACCGATACCAACTGAGGGCAGACCGGAATCTCATCATGCACAACGATGACCTGCTGCTTCTTCGCGCTGCACCCGCACAGGATCACCAAGAGGGCTAAGGAAAGAAGTTTCATGGCTGCTCCCCAATTCGTCTCACCGCGTCATTGCGCAACTTCGACCTTGAATCTCAGTCCGCAGTTCAAACAGCGATAGTAGTCACAACATCCGTCTGAGCACTCGCCTGCATCTTCGGTATCCGAATGCTCCCACTGCCCATCTGCACCCTTCGGCATAGGAGATTCTGGGCTGCATATCCAACGTCCATTCTCGGGGTTAATGAATCTACCCGGACTCCCTCTATCGCTCATTCTGGCTTACCGTCCTTCCCTTGTGGCCCCAGCAATGTAAACCGACTGCTTGTATAGATCGTCTCTGACGGCTACAAAATCCTGACCCCCACAGCCCAATAAGCAGAAACCACGGCAATCGCTCAATCTGCTCTCGTGGTTTACCTCTCCAGCGACAC